CGGTACGACGATAAGGACGGATCCGGAAGTTATTTTTGCTCTGCCTGCGGCGCCGGGACCGGGATGCAACTGCTCATGGCCTACCGAGGGTGGGCATTCCCGCGAGCTGCATTCGAGATTGATGCCATGCTCGGTAGGATCCCCACCGAACAACACCGGGCGGAGCGAACCGACGAAGACAAGGGGCGCTCGCTAAAGGCCATGTGGGAAGGCTCAGGGCGCGTTCTCCCGGAGACGGCAGCATGGTCCTACCTGACCCGGCGTTGCGGGGCCCTGGATGGCCTCATGGGTGATCTGCGGGCACATCCTGGGTTGAGACACCCTGACGGCGGAACCCACCCTGGGATGCTCGCCGTCCTGCGCTACGCTGACGGCAAGGGCGCGAGTATCCACCGGACGTTTCTGGGCGCAGATGGGCAGAAAGCCGCCGTGGACCCTGTGCGCATGATGATGCCGGGGTTCTCCCTGGAGGGCGCCGCCGTTCGGCTAGGGCCTCTCCAAAAGCGCATCGGCATTGCCGAGGGGATCGAAACGGCGATCTGTGCCGGCAAACTGTTCGGCCTCCCGGTATGGGCCGCTGTGAGCGCCAACGGGATGCGGGTATGGGATGTTCCCCTCGGGGTTGAGTCTGTGGTGGTATGCGGAGATCATGACCTATCGTTCACCGGGCAAGCTGCGGCGTTCGAATTGGCCCGGAAACTCAAAGCCAAGGGGTTGACGGTTGAGGTTATGATCCCGCCTATCCCTGGGATGGACTGGCAAGATGTTTGGTCTGAGCAAAACAAATCGGGGGCGTGATGGCTGGGTATTCAAAATTATTTTCGTCCATCATCACCAGCACAATTTGGTGCGAGGACAACGCCACCCGTATTGTGTGGATTGCGATGCTGGCCACTTGTGACGCCTATGGGAAGGTTGAGGGTTCAATCCCTGGGTTTGCTAGCCTAGCCAGGGTGAGTGTGGACGAGATGCGGTTTGCCATCGGTCGCCTTTCTTCCCCTGATCCGGAGAGCAGGACTCCCGACAATGAGGGGCGGAGGATTTCATCCATACCTGGGGGATGGCAAATTTTGAATTATTCAAATTATAGAGAGCGGTTGCAAGAAAAAGATGGGAGCAAGGCGCGAGCTATGAGAGAGTCACGCGAACGCCGCCGGGTAACAACTGGTAACGCGTTACCAAAAGTTACGTTACCTGCCTCTGCCTATGCATCTGTACCAGGGACGGAATCTATAAGTAGGAACACGGATAGGGGAGACACAACTGACTGGGCTGGCCCGGTCAATCCGGATGGCGTAGCATGAAACCATACAGGGGAACGGAATGAACGGATTTGAACAAGCCAAACTAAAGTCCGAAGCCCAAGCCAAGAAGGCCCAGGAAGCCGCCAAGCAGCACGGATACCACTTGGCACGATATCAGGCACGCCGATCTGCCGGGCAATGTGTCAAGTGCAAGGCACCGACCACCAAGGCCGTCTGCCCGGATTGCGCACTCAAGGCAAAGATGGCCCGTTGTGGGGTGAGCCCTGAACCCACCGCGCCGGGGCGGAACCAGGCCCAGGAGACGCGGAAGGGGGATAACCGATGAGATCAACCCAATTCATTCTGCGGAGCCTCCCAGGGCCATCCAGGGCCAACGCTGTTAAATTCCTTTGGTCATGTCCCCCTGACTGGGTTGTGGTTTTCAAACCACCGACCCGGTCAAACCTCCAAAGCGCCAAAATGCACGTGGTGCTGAGCCAACTAGTCAAGGCTGGCGTCAAATGCCACGACCAAACAATGGATGTTGAAGACTGGAAAGACTACATCGGCTCTGCCGTAATGCGGTCTAAGCGCGGGGAACTGCGGGTCATACCCGGCATGGACGGTGGCGTGGTTGTGCTCGGATGCCACACTAGCGACATGACATCGGCAGAAATGAGCGAGGTTATTGAGCGAGCCTATGTGATTGGGGCGCAAAACAAACCACCCGTTGTGTTTGTTGAAGATTTGAAATACGAAGGGAGACCGTCGTGAAGCCAACGTTCGAATCACCACTGAACTATGCTATCTCTTGCGGGATGATGTTCTCGGTCAAGGAGCCCCCCAAGGTCGAAGGGTGGGAGAGGATGAAGCTACCCGGCATTGATGCATATGCATTTATCCCCCATGAGGCATTTGCCCAAATGAACGGCCGGGACATTGTGGGCCCAGCGCTGGAAGAATTCGCTGCGCAATACAAACCACCTTGTCATGCGGAGAAAGGGGATATCTTCAAGCAAGTCAGGACCGGGGTTAAATGGGTCCTATTACAGGACAACCCTGAATTTTTAGTGAGGGAAGATCCTGGCCCATGAATGCCTACACGCCGTTCAATACATCAACGAAGCAATCGACGGAACCCACGACGAATGGGACGCCTACAACCTCGCATACCTGATGAACGCCGTGTTCAAACGGGTGCCTTCCATGAGGACGAGATGACCGACTGGCAAATCGTAATCCTAACTTTACCTCTCTGGATGCTTTACATCCGGTTAGGGCATATACTGGATGAGTGGAGGAAGAGGATATGATTAAACCAAGGGAACTCCAACGTTTCAAGATCACATCTGTATCTGGCCAAACACTGAATTCCAAAGACATAACTTTGACCACCAGCTCAACATCTGGGTTTCAGGTAGGTGATGAGTTTATCATCTGTGGGCAATTCGTTCCTACGCGGTGGGAGCGCATCAAGTCCTGGATTAGCCGAAAAACCTACCCCATCAAACGGCCCTTACTGAGAGCGAAGTGGTATCTCATCAATGTTTGGGATGCGATATGTGCGAGGGATGCCGATGACCAAGCCTGACACCAAAGATCCCAAGCCCAAGAGTAGAAAACCCTCGGCAACTCTGAAGGGGTGTGCCAAGGCTAACGCGGAAGGTGCCGGCCTCGGTGGGCGCCCTGCGGGGTCCCCCAACAAGGCAACAGCCAATGCGAGGGAGGCAATAGGCCGGCTGATCGACGGCAACGCTGCAAGGCTGCAAGACTGGTTAGACGAGATCGCGGAAAACCAGGGCGCCCAGGCTGCCGTGAAGTGCTTCACTGACCTGATCGAATACCATGTGCCTAAGCTGGCCAGGACCGAGCACACAGGCAAGGACGGTGGCCCGCTGATTGTCCAGTGCAGTCCAGAGGATGAAAAACTGTGAGCCTCACCGACGCCCAAAAAGCAGCTCAAAAGGTCTTATCCGGAGACGCCACCCACATCATGCTTGAAGGGGGATCACGGTCAGGCAAAACCTTCCTCCTCACCAGGGCTGTGAGTTTCAGGGCAATCAAGGCGGCGGACAGCAGACATTGTATTTTGCGGTATAGGTTCAACCATATCAAAGCGTCGATCATTATGGACACGTTTCCAAAGGTCATGTCGGTCTGTTACCCAGACGTGGAATATGATCTGAACAAGACAGATTGGTTCGCAAAGTTCCCAAATGGTGCAGAAATATGGTTTGGTGGGCTGGATGACAAGGCAAGAACTGAGAAAATCCTTGGGCTTGAGTTTGCGACTATTTATTTGAATGAAATTAGCCAAATTGGGTTCGATGCGCGCAATATCGCAGTCACCCGCCTAGCCCAAAAAGTTTGGCAGGAGGTTAGTGGGGTAAAACGGCTACTTCCGGTGAGGATGTATTACGACCTCAACCCCACAAGTAAGGGACATTGGGGATACAAACTATTCCATGAAAGCCGTGACCCTGAGACCAAACAAGCCATCAAAGATCCGCAGGACTACGCGTTTTTCAGGATCAATCCAGAAGACAACCTGACCAACATCTCAGACTCCTACCTGAAAGTCCTGGACGGCATGAGCGCCCGGCAGCAGCGCCGGTTCCTCCGTGGAGAATGGTCCGATGAGAATCCCAACGCCCTTTTCAGTGAGGTGGACATTGACAAATGGCGGGTCATTGATGGGAGGGTGCCCGAACTTATCCGGGTATTGGTGTCTGTTGACCCGTCAGGATCAGGTGATACCGATAACGCGGATAATGATGCAATCGGGATCATGGTCGGGGGGCTCGGGATCGATGGACGGGCTTACATTCTCGAAGACCTTACCGTCAAGGCTGGACCAGCGACATGGGGCAGGATTGCCACAAGCGCCTATGATCGCCACCAGGCCGGCGCGGTGATTGGTGAGTCCAACTTTGGTGGTGAGATGGTCCGCTTTGTCATTCAGACAGCCAGGCCGCGCACCCCATACCGCGAAGTCCATGCCAGCAGGGGTAAGACAGTGCGGGCCGAACCGTTCAGCGCCCTATACGAAAACGGCAAGGTTTGTCATGTTGGGTTCTTCCCTGAGCTTGAGGATGAACTGACCGCATTCTCAACCGTGGGCTACATGGGAACCAGGTCTCCAAACCGGGCTGATGCCTTGATCTGGCTGCTCACCGAACTATTCCCAGGCATGACTAAGCCAGGCGAAGAACCCGAGCCGAACGACGACGAATTCCCAGGTATGCCCGCTGCACATAACTCATGGATGGCGTAGGAGGCTAAATGAACGCAGTTGAGCGGTTGAAGGTGATGATTGCGCAGGACATCAACGATGCCCCTGCCGCCCCTGAATCCGCAGAGAGTGCCTTTCCATTATGGGTGCTTGGCCCCGAACTCCTGGCACTGTGGAAGTCGACCAGCAAACTAATGCAGGTTCCGCATGGGGAATTGGATACGCCCAATCTAACTGATCTTCAGGTCATGTATGACTGTCTAGTTAGGCTCAACGCCCGCGCCGCCGAAGTGCTGGGGGAGGACACCAATGGTTGACGAATACGGATGTTTCGGCACCTGCATTATCCTGATCTTGTCGATCATGCCTATCTGGGTGCTCGTCCATTTCATTATTAAGTATTGGTAGGGGCATCCATGACACTATCCTCAACCCTCGCCCAGCGCAGCGGGATCGCCCCGGCCCAGGCCGAGGAAGTCATTCGATTGTTAGGGCTGTTCGGCTTGGTTGATCCCATGACAATCCAGCGGGCGGAGCGGGACGCCAGGATCTATGAGCTGCGCAAAGGGATGACTGCGCAGGATTTGGCGGAACGGTTTGGTGTGACAGAGCGGCGGGTGCGGCAGGTGATCAAGGCCCAACTAGAGATTTGCCGAATTGTATAATAAGGAAATGCTTATTTCACGGTAACGGACCGACCCTGAACCGGGGAGGTTCGCCGGTATGTCCGAGCATTTCAGTATTGCCGAGCTGACCTTTTCCCAGATTGCAAGCCGCAAGGGCATCGATAACACCCCTCCCCAACAGGCTATCGATTACCTCCAGCAGCTCACCAGCACAATTCTCGAACCAGCCAGGGCACTCCTAGGGGTGCCCTTTCGTATTGACTCGGGGTACCGCTGCGAGGAACTGAACGAGGCCGTTGGGGGGGCTAGGACTTCAGCGCACCTTGAAGGCCGCGCCGCCGACTGTGTGCCGGCCGGTAATCTCCAGAGCGCCTTCCTAACCCTCAAGAATTCCGATCTCCCTTACGACCAGATCATTTTCGAGTGCAATTCCTGGATTCATCTTGCCATCGCCCGGGACGGTGAAAAACCCCGCAGGCAGGCATTGACCGCAGCGGGTGGCCCTGGCCACTGGTCCTACCACCTGGTGCCCAATGGATAGCCCGTGTGCGAATGCCCCATCTGCCGTCCTTACGACTGGGACATCCCACTGGTGGACTGGCGGGATGATCTTGCGGGACTTCCGGGGGCAGATGAGCTGGGGCCGTATTTGCAGTCTGGTTGGGTTGATCGTCGCGGTTTATGGCCAGCTCCAGAAAAACCCGATGGATATTGCCCACCTTTCGGTGTGGCTTGGGGTGGCCCTGGGTAATTATGGGGCATCCAAGGTCACCGAGATGATCTGCGCGAAGCGGACGGTTGAGACGGAGGGCCAGCAATGACGATCCCGGCTCTCACCACCCCGCTCAAATGGCTCGCCGTGGCGGCTGGCTGCCTCGCTGTGGCCTATCTCGCGTTTGCAGCGCGTGGATGTGCCAAACAGCATACCGCCACCGCTCAGACCCAAATTGCCGATCAGCACGCCCAGCAAGCAGCCATCGCAGCGGCTCAAGGTGCAACCCATGACCAGGAACTCACCGCCGAAAAGGCGCAGCGCGAAGCAGCCGAATCCAAGGTGGCCCGTCTCAATGCGGAGCTGGCCAAGCTGCGTTTCGCTCATGTTTCAGTTCCCGCCGATCCTGGAACCCCCGATCCGCAACCTATTCCGGCGAACACTGACCTGGTTGCTGTGGTGGCGAAACAGGACGAGGTAATCAAGGCATACGTTGAGGAAGTTGCGTCCCTAAAGGCTGAGAATTCTACCCTTGTGCTGTCGCGTGACTCTTGGAAACTGGCTTACGATGAGAAATCCAAGGAAGCTGTAGCAATCCGCATTGCCCTTGAAGCCCAGGTTGCGGCGAACAAGGCGGAACGGTGGAAAGGTAGATTTGAGGGCTTCGCCTTCGGCATTGGCGCAGGTTACGCAGGAGCAAAGTTATGACCCCCGCCAATTGGATTGCCATCATTGCCCTTGTGTGTGCCGCAGTCGGGGTGCTATTGAAGGGCATGACTGCAATCATAACCCGTTTGCTTGATGACAAATGGAAGGTAAACAACGAGCGGTTGACCAAGCTAGAGGTGGGTATCCAGGATACCGATGATTTTGCGTCGGAACTCGATAAGCGTGTATCCAAGGTAGAGACCATTTGCGATCTCCGCAAGGTCGCGCGGGAGCATTGCGGATGAGTGCCATCGGCAAAGCCTCCCGCACGGTGCTCAAGAAAATTGGGTTCGTTGCGACTATCGAAACATCCGATGAAGACGCGGAACTCCTGGAGCGGATCCGCAAACACATCGAACTCGATGATGAGGCTACCTCCGTCCAGCGTGCGCTTGAATTGGACGATCTCCGGTTCTGTGACCCAGCTACCCAGTGGACAGACGAGGATCGGAAGGTCCGTGAGGATGCCGGGCGTCCGTGCTTGACTGAGGACCGCCTTGGGCCGTTCTTGATGCAGATCTGCAATGAGCAGCGCAAGAACAAGCCAGGCGGCCAAATCAACCCAGTCGATTCTGACGCTGATGTGGATACGGCAGAGATCATCCAGGGCCTCATTCGGCACATCGAGTATTCGAGCAATGCCGACACTGCCTATGACACGGCGTTTGAATGGGCCGTGCGCTGTGGGCGTGGGTTCTATCGTCTTTGCACCGCCTATGTGGACGCAGAGACCAACCAGCAAGAAATCCAGATCAAGCGGGTTGCCAATCCTCATATGGTGTTTATTGACCCCGCCGCGCAGGAAGCCGACTACTCGGATATGAAATGGGGCGGCTTCAAGCAGTGGTATTCCAAAGAGGATTACGCGGAACTCTACTCTGATTCCCAACTCGCCAACGCCACCCAAACCGCGTGGCTGTCCATCGGGGATGACGCTCCGTCCTGGATGAGTAAGGATGGTGGCGCTTGCCTTGTGACCGAATACTTTTACAAGGAATCCAAGAAGGTCACGGTCGGCAAGGGTAGCAACAAACGCGAGACTACCCAAATCAACGTCAAACGGGTTGTTTGCACGGCGGTTGAGGTTCTGGAGCGCTCGGACCTTCCCGGTGAACTCATCCCAATCATTGCAGTCCTCGGCAAGGAACTCATCCAGGACGGTGTTCGTACCTATTCAGGCATCGTTCGGAGCGGGAAAGACCCTCAGAAGCGGCACAATTACCTCTTGACCTCCCAGGTTGAGCGCATCGCTTTCATGCCCTTGGCTACCTGGGTTGGGGCCAAGGGGTTCATGGGCAAGAATGCCAAAATATGGCAGAACGCTCATAAAAACCAGATGGCTGCGCTCGAATACGAAATCATTGGCGACGAGGACAAGCAGATCAACGCGCCTAGGCTGATCACTGAAGAGGCTCCCATCGTGGCCGTTACCCAGGCCATGGAGGGCGCAGAGCAGGGGTTTAAGGCTGTCCTGGGCATGTATGACGCCAATATGGGGAACCGGCAGGCGGGTGAGTCTGGCATCGCCCTCCAGCGGCTCCAGCAGCAGGGAGACACGGGCAATTACCACTTCCAAGACAACCTGAGTCGGGCGATCCGCTACGAGATTCGGATCATCCTGTCGTGGCTCTCCACCTATTACGATACCGAGCAGGTCATTCGTATCCTGGGCGAGGATTTGACGCCCAAGCAAATCCGCATCAATGGCAAGGTCACCAAAGACGATACCGATGATCAGACGAAGGTCGGGAAGATCTTTGATGTGCGCACGGGCCGTTATGACGTGACGATCTCCGCCGGCCCTAGCTACCAGTCCAAGAGGCAGGAAGACCGGGCAATGCTCCTCTCGATGCTCCAGGGTCCCATGGGCGAGCTCATTGCGCAGCGAGCCGGTGACTTGGTTGCCAAGACTCTAGATTCTCCCATCGCCAAGGAACTGTCAGAGCGCCTTGTGCCTGCCGACATCGCGGCCAAAGAGCAGCAAGAAACCCCTGTTCCGCCTGCACTTCAGCAGCATCTCCAGCAGATGGACCAACAGAACCAGCAGCTCACCCAGGCTCTACATACCGCCATAGACCAGCTCGAATCTGCTAAGGAAAAGGCTGATCAGGAAATGGCACAGAAGGTGCTCGATGCTGAAACTCGAATCCGCGTTGCCGAGATTGCGGCCAACGCTCAGCTTGCCATCGCGGCCATGAAGGGCGACCCCGTCAAGGGCGAGCAAGAAGGCGATGCACAGATTGCGGCTAGCAGCGGGGATGCCTCACGGCTTGAACAGCTTGAGGAACTTGTCCTTTCCATGCACGAAGCGCTGACCGCCCCACAATCTCAGCCCGACCAATCGCAGACACCGGCTGGTGCGCCGGAACCTGCCCAGCCAACTCCGGCGATCTCTGCTGGAGCACAACCCCCAACCGCTGGCGGTAGCGCCGGCATGGAGCAGTTATGAGCGAATACGAAGACATGAACCATATCGACGGCGAAACCCCTGCCGTTGCGGAACCTGTCGAAGAAGTCAAACCCGTTGCTGAAACCGAACCGGCCGCCGCAAGTGGTGAAGAAACCCCTGCGGAAGTGGTGGTGGAAGATCCGCCCCACAAGAAGCCCGGATCGCAGCGGGAGCGAGAGAAGCGGATCGCCGTGGAAGCGGAAAATCGCGTGCTGCGCGAGCAGTTGGCTGGCGGGAAGCCGGTCGAAGCACCCAAGCCGCAGGGTAAGCCCACTGCTGACCAGTTTGAAAGCCATGAGGAGTGGATCGAAGCTCTGACTGACTGGAAAACCGATCAGAAGATCCAGGCGCGGGAGGCCGAAAAGGCCAAAACCGATGCCGTCAACTCCTGGGAAGCCAAGAAAGAAGCGGCCCGTGAGAAGTATGAAGACCTCGATGAAGTGCTGGATTCGGCCAACGCCTCTCCGGTAGTCCTCCAGGCCCTCCTTGAAGCGGAAACCGGTGTTGACCTGGCCTACCATCTCGCAACTCACCCCAAGGAACTCAAAGAAATCAACGCGATGGGCACCCGAGCCGCGATTCACGCGCTTGACGCGCTGGAGGCGAAACTCACCGCCCCACCCCAAAAACAAATCAGCAAGGCCCCGGCCCCTGTGACCCCGCTCCCGTCCAGCGCTTCTGCGCCCCCGGTTGTGCAGTCGAAATACGAGGACTTCTAGGGCCTTGGCTTTGACGGATAAATACCGTCATACGAGGTAAAACAATGCCTACCAACAATTTCAATAACATTGCGATGATCACCCGATCCGCAATGAACGTGCTCAAGAACCAGCTGGTTCTCATCCCCCGCGTCAACCGAACCTACGAGGCCGAATTCAACAAGGGCATGGGGAAGATCGGCGATACCGTGAGCGCCAGGATCCCGGGCTACGGGACCACCACCCGGGGCAAGGTGGCGAACCCCGCTGGCTACAACGACAGCTACGTGCCCATCACCGTCGCCCAGGTGAATGCCTCGCTCAAGTTCAGTTCCAAGGAACTGAGCCTGAACGTGGAAGAGGGCGGCGAGTTCGAGCGCTCCGTGCTCGGCCCGCAGATGGCCAGCCTGGTCAACACCATGGAGGCGGACGGTTTCGGCCTCTACAACCAGCTGTCCAACGCTACTGGCACTCCGGGCACCAAGCCGGTTGACCTCCAGTACTTCCTGGACGCGGCCGCGACCATGTCTGAATTCGCCACTCCGGTGGACGACGAAGTCTACGCCTACCTGAGCCCCCGGACTCAGTCCAGCATGGTCCAGGGCTTAAAGGGCTTGTTCCAGGATTCCACGGAGATCTCCAAGCAGTACAAGAAGGGGCTCATGGGGACCGCCGCCGGCATGACCTTCATGATGAGCCAGAACGTCCCCACGCATCTCACCGGGACCTTCTCCGGCAGCCCGGCCATGAACGGCGCCACACTTGAAGGCGCTACCACTATCGCTGTCAATTCCTGGGGCGGTGCGACTGACAGCCTGAAAAAGGGCGATGTGATCCAGATTGCCGGCGTCTATGCCGTCAACCCGGTGTCCAAGCTCTCCACTGGCCAACTCATGCAGTTCCGCGTGACTGCCGACTACGCCGCGACCACCAATGCCATGGCGGCCCTGCCGATCTCCCCGGCTATCTACACCGCTACCTCTGGCCCGCTCCAGAACGTGACCGCTCTGCCGCTGACCACCGCCGCTGTGACCATCTTCGGTGCCGCTGCCACCTACAGCGCCAAGACCGGCCCGGCCAACCTGGTCATGCACCGCGATTGCCTCGCCTTCGCTGCTGCCGATCTTCCGCAGACCACCTCCGCTGATCTCCAGCATCGGGTTCGCGACAAGGATCTGGGGTTGTCGATCCGCCTGTCTCGCTACTGGGATGGCGTGAATGATGACCTCCTGTTCCGGCTCGACGTTCTCTATGGCTGGGCTGTCCTCCGTGACAAGTTCGGATGCCGCGTCCAGGGCTGAGCCTAAGTTCAAAACCCACAACAATAGGAGATCAAAATGGCTTCCACCCCTTATGCGACCGCAGTTTCTCAGGGCTCCCAGCCCGATATTATCCCCGTCATGATTCTGATTTTCGCGATGTCTGCGGTTGCGGCCGCCGATGAACTCACGGACTGGATCCCGGGTTTCAACTTTGAGATCATCGGGCTCCAGCATGTGACTGTGACCGCGATCACTACCGGTGGCAAGACTGCCACCCTGACGCCCTACATCGACGCCGTGGCCGTTCCCGGATGCTCGATCACCGTGGCCGGTGCCAAGGCCAAGGGCGTCGTCACCTACGGCAATGCGCCCACCTCGAAAGTCTATGGCACTGCCACCAGCAAGATCAAATTGACTGGATCGGCCGTTACTGCTTTTACTGAAGGCGCCGGCTACTGGATCCTCCTTCTCCGCAACGTTGGCAACAACGCCTAAACCTACGGGGAGCCTCCGGGCCCCCCTCTTTGGAGAGGCCAATGCCTAGCACCCCAAATAAATACCAGAATTCGTTCACCCAGAACATCCAAGGGCCTATCCAGGTTTTCCAGTATCCTGCCAATGCTGGCCCTACCCTGACGAACATCCAGATCAATTCGTATGACACAGAGGATGCGTTCATTCAGAACAACATCTCCAATCTGTCCAGCGGGAAAAACGCTTCCGCCGATTGGATCGCAACGGCTGATACCGGCTCTGACACAACCGGCTATGTGGACCACGGAATCAACGGGTCGCAATACAGCGTTGCGACCTGGACCATTAACGGCGCCCTCGACGCGTATTACTACTGCGCTGGCGGCAATGTAGCCATAGGAACGGATACTGCCGGGAAGAACGTGGTTTTCTTCACTGGGGGCACCCTACTTGCCAACTCCCGCATGGTCATCTCGGATACGCAGATTCTTCTTCAGCGGCCCTATTCGAGTTCAGCCAAAACGATCATCGATAACGGGGCAACGGCGACCTACACTATCCCGACGACCAGTGATTACGTCTACCTGACGACTACGGCGACTAGCCTAACCGTGACGTTCCCTGCGGCTGCGGCTGCGATTGATGGGCGCGAGATCACGCTGGTTGTTTCAGCAGCTGTGGCAACCGCCTCTCTGGTATCGAGTGGTGCGACATTCGTTGCTGCGCCCAGCTCTTTCGTCGCCAATGCTCGGAATTCGTTCAAATACAACCATGCAACCCTCATCTGGTATCCCTGTTAGGAGCACTCATGACCGGAACGTTGAATAAAAACGTGCTCCAGACGGCACTTTTGACGACCACGGCGACTACCGCTGACCAGGTCATCTTGAGTTATACAGTCCCTGCTAACCAAACGTTCTACCTGAATGCGATTGAGGCGAATGTCGCTCTTACTACCTTTGCCGCTACTGCTACCGATTTTGGGAGCATCAGCCTTAGGCAGAATGGCGTCAAGGTTGTTACGTTTTCGACCGTAGCAGGGACTGGGACGCTTAGCACCCCTCTCTTTCTCCCTTTCCCTGATCTCCCCTATTCCGCAGGCGATGTTTTCACGATTGTCTGCACTCCTTTGGCCGCGACTTCCTTCGATTGGGAAGCTAACCTGATTGGATATCTCAAACCATGAGCCTACCTTTCCCGAAATGGCGCCACCACCCGGATAAAGAGTCCGTGATCGTCCAGGATGCTTACGAAGAATCCATCCTTGCCCCGGATGATCAGGGATGGTTTGATAACCGTGAATTTGTGATAGATGAGCCACCTGAAGAAATCGCACCCGAACCAATCCCCAACATTGGTGAACTTCTGTGACTTACCCAAAGTGGAGACACCACCCAACCCTGGAATCCATGATTGTTTGGGATGAAGGCATCGAGGTTTCGCAGACCCCTGATGATGACGGCTGGCGGGATGATCGTAATTTCCCGGATGATCCGGAAGATCCGAGCGAGCCCACGGAACCCGTCAAACGCAAGGGCGGCAGGCCCAGGAAGGACGCCAAATGACCACCGTGCGCGACCTGATAGAGGATGCCCTTGAGGACATCGGTGTCATCGCTGGCGGGTCTGCGCTCACGGCGGAAGACGCCAAATCTTGCCTCCGGGTGCTCAACCGCATGGTTTCGTCCTGGGCGAACGAATCGTTGATGATCTATACAGTGGACCGGCGCACGTTCGCGATGGTTGCCAACCAGCAGGATTACACTATCGGGGTTGGTGGAACGTTTGTCACGCCGTATCCCGTGCGCCCTGGGCAGATCGAGCTAGCGTCCGTCATCCTGAACGGGGTTGAAATCCCCATCGATATCCTGAATGACGAACAGTGGCGGGACATCAGCCTCAAAGCGCCTTACCAACCGGTCTACAGCACGATTCCGCTGCAAATGTGGGCGGATGGCAATTACCCGCTGAATGGGCTGCATTTTTGGCCTATCCCAACCACTCCGGTTCCGCTCATCCTTTCGGTATGGGGCCAGATTACGGCGTTCCCAGACATCAACACCGTGATTTCGCTACCCCAGGGTTACGAAAACGCGATTGTCTCAAACCTTGCCGTCTGGTGCGCCCCCAAGTTTGCGCGGGAAGCGTCCCAAACGACGATGGCCCTGGCATCACGTTCGCTCGCACAGATCAAGCGCATGAATTGGGAGCCGACCTACCGAACGGTAGATTCGGCATTGTCAGGAACCCGCAACAGCATCGGCCAGAAGAGCCGAGGGTATGTAGTTGATTGAGGAGAGGGTATGAAGCCGATTAAGATCAATCCAGCCCACAAGGGTGAATTCACAGCCAAGGCGAAGAAATCCGGGACAAGCGTTCAAGCCCTCGCTGCCAAAGACTCTAAACCTGGGGCCAAAGTCAGCCCCGCAACCAAAAAACAGGCTGTGTTTGCCAAGAACGCCGCCAAATGGAATAAGGGGAAGTGATGAGCAAGGAAATCGGCATGAAGAAGGGCGCGTCCAAAATGGCGAAACACATGGATGAGAAGATGGACAAGGCCAAGGGGGTCAAGGAAGGGTCCAAGGCCGACCTCGCCGCCGATAAGAAAATCATGGCCAAGTACCCTGCCAAGAAGGGAAGCAAGAAATGAAGAAGTACATCATGTCTGGCATATTCGCCACCGTTTGCGACACCTTGATCCATTCCGACGCCAAGACGGCGACGAAATACATCGATGAGAAAACGGTGGTCCATGCCACTTGGCATTTCAAGCCGAGCAACCGGAACACCCGAGAAACGATGATCGTCACGTTCGGCGCCCCTAACTACCTGGATCGGATCTTCATCAAGAAGTGTAAGAAGGCTGGAGAGCCGTTCCCCGTGAAGAAGATCCAACTTCGTGCTTACCCCAAGAAGAAGGTTTTCTAATGCGTTTCCCTGGCTTTGTCGGAGCTTCCTATGCCCTACCAACAATCCCGTTGGAGTGCCAGAGGACGGTTAACCTCTATCTCGAAACCGACGAAGCCGGGACCGCAACGAATGGTGAAAAGGGGGCCATGATCGGGACCCCCGGCCTGAAATGGCTGACGATGCTTGGGGCCGGGCCGATCCGGGGCGTGTGGACCACCGCGAAGGGTGATCTGTATGCAGTGAGCGGGTCGGTTCTCTACTCTGTGCCAGCTGCGTTCGTCGGGGTCCAAATCGGGGTTCTCAATAGCGCGACTGGCCCCGTGGGAATGAGCGACAACGGAAAACAGTTGATCGTCGTTGACGGGCCGAATGGCTACATTTACACATTCGCCACCACCACGGCAGCGGCGCATTTCGACCAGATTGCGCAAACAGGCGCTGCGTGCGTGTTCACGGGCTCAATCCTGGCGAATTCAACTACATTAACCGTGTCTTCAGTGCAGAGCGGGGCTCTTGCGGTTGGGAATCTGATCACTGGCAATCAGATATCGCCTAATACCAAAATTGACTCGTTCATCAGCGGAACGGGTGGCGTGGGGACCTACAAACTCACCCAGTCAATGGCGGTTGACATACCGGATGAAAACATGAGCGCCCTGGCCTCAAATGGGACAGGCTTCCCAGGCGGGACGAACGTCATATTCATTGACGGGTATTTCATAGTGAACGCCTACCCTGCCACGGCTCTCCCTGGCGGAGGAGGGCAGTTCAACATTTCCGCGCTGTATGACGGGACCTCATGGGACGCGCTGGACTTCGCCACAGCCGAGGGAAGCCCTGACTATCTGGTTGCTGTGTTTGCTAGCCATCGGATTTTGGGGTTGTTGGGGTCGCAAAGCGTTGAATTCTGGTGGAATTCAGGGGCATCAACCTTCCCATTCAGCCGCATCGAGGGTGCATTCATCCAATATGGGTGTTCCGCTGCTCATTCGGTTGCTGGGTTCGCGGATACGGTCATGTGGCTTGGTGGCGGCCCTAACGGGCAAGGCGTGGTCTGGTCGGTCACGGGCTACCAACCGGTGCGGGTGAGCAATCACGCCGTAGAGAGTGCCATCCAGGCCGCAGGGGACGTGTCTACGGCGACGGCCTACACCTACCAGAAGCGCGGGCACATGTTCTATGCGCTCAACCTTCCGAACACTAAAACATCCTGGGTCTATGACGCCTCCACCGGGCAATGGCATGAGAGGGCATACCTTGAACCGGATGGGACCTATTCCCGGCACCTTGCGGACAATCACGCATGGGCCTATGGGCAAGACATCGTCGGGGACTTCTCGAACGGCAACCTCTACGCGCTGGATGAGTCAACTCATACGGACAATGGGAACCCGATTCGATGGATGCGGCGATCCCCGCATGTGAGCGTGAATATGCGCCGGCAGTTCCACGCCAGGATGCAGATTGACGCCCAAATGGGGACAGGTCTAGGTGGCGATCCACGAATCAGCCTTAGATATTCGGATGACTTTGGGTATTCCTGGAGCCCGGCCCGCACCCGAAGCCTAGGTCTCATCGGGCAATACCGGAACCGGTGCTTCTGGGATCGCCTGGGCTCAACCTTCACCCGAGTCTATGAAATCAGTGGCTCTGATCCCGTTTCGGTAGCGATCCTGGGCGCGGAACTCGATATCACACCAGGGGGCAAGTGATGGCGCTGACCCCTGCCCCTCTCACCAACCCAATCATCGACCCAGCGACGGGGATGTGTGATACCAGTTGGGCTAATTGGTTCCTCATGTCTATTCCTAAAAGCAAAAGCATATCGTCCCCTGCCCCGATTTACACACCGATGGCAGATCTTGGCAGCGGGATTATCAACAATGTGTGGGCCTTGTGGTGTGCAAAGAATTTCCCAACCAATCCGGCGCCCATCATCACCCCAATAATCGACCCGAAAACAAGAGAAATGACGCCCGTGTGGCAAACCTGGTATGGAGAATTGACGTGATCCGAATCGAGCCCATCACCAATATGGAACTGGTCAGATCGACTCTGACCACGCCCCATATCTGGGATGCGATGGCTGACGATGGGTTCATCAAGCCGGAAGATTTCCACCCGGTTCCGCTGATCGGAACCTGGTGGCTCGGGGCATGGGATGAGGCTGAATACCTTGGGCTTTTCCCTATTTATACCATAAACATGACTGTCTGCGAGGCCCATGTGGCGTTGCTGAAAACCTGTGGGGGCATCCGGGCCAAGGCGGCGGGCGAAGCGTTGAAGTTGTGGGTATGGTCGAATACTAATTTCAAACGGATTATTACTTCAGTGCCTAGCTGTAATAGGCTAGGATTGAGGTATGCGAAACTCGCTGGACTCAAGGAGTTCGGTCTGAATCCGGGAAGCTGGCAGAAGAATGGCCAAACGCATGATCTGATCATGTTGGGGGTGGGCTGATGGGTGCAATGGGTGGTTCGATCATTCAGAGCGCGAGCGCCGGGCTCCAGGCGGTTGTGGGCAACAACGCAATCGACAAAGCCAACAACGCCCAGATCAATGGGCAGCAAAACGCCAACAATTTCATGGGCCAGCAGTACGAAAAGACTCAGAATTATCTATCCCCTTATCGTTCCGTGGGTGACACCGGAACCGCTGGCCTCCAGTCCCAATTCTCGAATGGCGGTCAGTCGTTCACGATGGGGGATTTCAACAAGGACCCAGGGTATCAGTTCAGGCTCCAGCAGGGGCAACAGGCCCTTGATCGCGCTTCCGCGTCCAAAGGGCTCAACCTCAGTGGCGCCGCCCTCAAATCCATTTCGGATTACAACCAGGGGCAGGCTTCCCAGGAATACCAAAACGCCTATAACCGCTTCAACACCAATCAAAACAACCAGTTCAGCCGGCTCAGTTCCATGGCCGGGATCGGTCAGAATGCCGCAAACCAGAGCGCGAACTACTCAAACCAATATGGGACCAATATGGCCAACGGGATTGGAGAGATTGGCAATCTCCAGGCAGCCGGCACGATGGCTAAATACCGGAACTGGCAGACCCAGGACAGCCGCGCAGCTGGCGCGTGGAGCGGAGGCGGCGGGGACAACTCGGGGCAATCCGCAGGCGGATCGAGCAGCGGCCTTGGCTTTAGCAACCTGGGAAGCATGTTCGGCGGCGGGTCCGGTGGGGGCCAAATTGAAAACAACGGGATGTATGGGAATATGGGGTCCGCTAATTATTGGAACACCGCAGGAAACACCTATACAAACCGGAACGGCCAAGTAATGAACATGGGGTATGGAGGCTGACATGGCGATCAATCCTGCAGTCCTCTTTGAGGGTGCCCCGGCGAACCTGGCGCCGGCCCAATACGCGCAGATGAATGCGCAGACCGCCCTAACCAATCAGCAGACCAAAATGAGCATGTTGGGCGCACAGCAGACCCAGCGGGCCATGGACGAGGACCAAGCCATCAAGGCCGCTGCGCAGCGCAGGATGGGCCAGGACGGCTCGATGGATACCACTGGGCTCCTGGGGGATATCACGGCTATCAACCCCTCCAAGGGGGCCGCGCTGGGCAAGCAAATGGCCGAGCAGCAGCAGCTTCAACAGAAGATGCAGGCCGAACAGTTCGACATGCAATCCAAACTGCATGGGGTCATGGGGAATAGCCTCGCATCGCTTTTGACTAAACCCGAGCTAACCAAAGCGGATCTTATTGAACAAGGAAACCAGATCGCTACCAAGTTTCCCCAGGCCAAGGGAATGCTCGCGCAGGCTATCGGCTCGGTACCAGATAATGCGACGGATTCTGATATCCGAGGCATGGTCAAGCGCGAATTGTTCGAGACACTTTCCAGCGAGCAGAAATTAAACCAGCTTTACGGCAAGCCGATGAGCACGCCCAATGGGATCGTGAACGTGACCCCTGCGAGCGAACCCGGCGGGACGCCCACCGCAACGAGCATCACTGAAACGGACCTCTGGGGAGAGCCCAAGGCGGCGATGAGCGGTGGCAAGCCGGTCATGATCCAGACCAACAAGAAAACCGGGGAAGTGCGGGAGGCGCCTGGGGGGTTTGCCCCTGTCCCACAGAAATCGACGGTGCAGATCGGAATGGGTGGGAGCTCTGATTTTGATCCATCCAAGCCGCTCCCGCCTGCGCTCGAATCCCAGGCCAAGGCCACGGCGGAAACTGGCGTTCGGCTCACCCCCTCCAGCCGCAACCCGCAAGCGTGGCTCACCAATGCCCGCGCTGACTACCTTGCGCAGCAACAGGGTGGAACGGTCGGAGACTCGAAGCAGACGTTCCAGAGCGCAGCCAAGGCCCGCGAATACTTCACCACCGGGCAGGGTGCAAGTGCCATCCGACAGCAGGAAACCATCCTGCACCATGCCGATGTGTTCACGCAGATCTTCGATGCCTTGGACAATGGCAACGTGCAGATGGCCAACAAACTAGGGAACCAGTTCGGCGCCCAGTTTGGTTCTGACACGATGCAGAATGCCAAGATCGCCGGGACCATCCTTTCCGCCGAAGTCGGCAAGTACTTGGCCGGCGGGCAGAGCACTGAAGGGGAACGTTCAGAACTAGCGAACCTGATTCCCACGTTCAGCAGCCCACAGCAGGCCAAGGGCGGGCTCCAGACGCTCAAAAATCTTGTCGAAGGCCAGCGCCAGTCTTGGATGAAGCAGCGGGACGCAGCGCTTAAGGGGCAGGTCATGAACAGCGGCTCAAGCGCACCATCCGGGAAAGTCCTTTCGCTTGACGATTATCTGAAATCGAAGGGGTTCTAGAATGCCTCAAGTCCAGATGCCAGACGGGACGATGGTGGATATGCCGGATACCCTCACCCCGGAACTTGGGGCGCGGCTTCGGGCCATGCATACGTCCCAATCGGGAAACCAGGATGGGTATCGTGACGCGGGGGCGCCTGCGGCAACTACCGCGCCGGCCAAGCCTCCGTCCACGATGGCCCAAGTGCTCTCGTTCTGGCAGAACCAGAAGAACGCGGCGGTCAACCTTGGCAAGAACCTGTACGAGGGGTTCAAACAGCCGGGTTATGCGGCAGAGCAGTTGGGCCAGCATGTGGCCAATGCCGTAGGGCTCCAGAGCGATCAAGGGTTGCAGCAGTTTCAACAGGAGCAGCGCGACCGACAGGCGCAATGGGACGCCCAGGCGGCCAAGACGTGGGGCGGCGGCGCTGTGCAGTCTGTGGGGGCAATGGCGGGCGTTGCCCCGGCCCTTGTTGCGGCGCCGGCCACTCTGGCAGCGGCTCCGGCAGTAGCAGCAGCGTCCACGATGATCCAGCCCAAGCGGGAGGACGGGAGCAGCTACGCGGGGCAGGTGGCCAATGACGCAGCAATAGGCGGGACCGTTGGGGCGGCCATCCCTCTTGCGGGGGCAGGCCTTTCAAGAGGCCTCTCCCTTGCGAAATCCGGAGTTGCTGCTGGCGTCCGGCGCCTTATCGCAGGCAACGCAGCGCAACGCGAATCCGGAAGTGCAATCCTTGGCAATGCTGCGGAACAGGGAGTTGACCTACCAACTTCGACCATCGTCAAGGCCTCAGCCCAGCCAGCCGAAGAACTGCAGCAAGCCAAGCAGGTGGTCCAAGCCTTTTCTAACGACCTTAAGCAGCAGACGGCAAATACCCCTTTTGCGGGGCTTTCTGCTGTTGAGGAAGCTTCTAACGGGGTAGGGAAGAGAGCCGTTGCAGCAAAATCTCTACTAGAAGACATCAATAATGCGGGACCCGATGCCAAGGATATCGTGCAGACGTCAGCTGGCTTGCAGGCATTCCGTGAAAAGATGCGAATGGACCGGCTGTTCTCCCTCCGGGACGAACTGGCACAGGGTGTAAATATTGACCCAGCAAAACCAATCGGGGTCCTAGACAGTTTTATTAAGGATGCCAATGGGGTAGATGCCTCGAAATGGCCACAGAAAGATGCTGCAATCGCTCGGCTGACCCAATTGCGGGATAATCTGGCCTCTGTGTCCAAGGAAGTCCCTACAGGGATCCTCGATGGATCTGGTAACCCTCTGACCAAGACCGTCCAAACCCCTAATACCTTTAAAGCTATGGCAAAAACTCGGTCTGATCTTGGCGATGCCATTTCGGATTATTTTACCGGAACCGATGCCGAGGTTGGGAAGAAAGGTGCTGGAGCACTCCAGGCGACTAAGCAGGCTATTGATGATGCGATGAGCGATGCCGCGCAAAAAAGTGGTAAGCCTGCTTTGGCCACTGCCGACAAGTTCGCAAGGTCTGAATATTCGGATTACTCCGGGACATTCCGAGACCCAACCGTTGTCAAAGCGATTCAAACTTCTGACCCTGACCAAGTTGTGCAAGCATTGACGAAAGCTGGAACGCACAAAGCACAACGCATTTTCAACGCCCTTGAGCCGAAGGGGCAGGCAGCATTCGCCCAAGCGACTTGGGAGGATGCAATCCGACAAGCAGTGAATAAGCGAACAGGCGATTGGATCCCAGGGAATGTTTCAGGTGGTATCTCGGATCACCTAAATACTTTGGGCGTTACGATGCCTAAAGGAGGAGAAAACGCTTGGCGACTAAGTGGGATCAACAACCTCATGCAAACCTTGGCCAAGGTAAACCCTGAACAGGCGTCTGCCCTGGGCCAGCGGATCACCGAAAGCGCCATGGAATCCACCCGAGGGACTAGCGCTCTGCTCAAGCTCTACAATACGATAAAGGATGGATCGGTTGACATGTTCTTCAACAACCCAGCTGGTAAACAGTTCCTTTACAATGCCTCTGACGTTAAACCAAATTCCCCCGCCATGCTGAAATTGATTGGGAGGGATTTCCCCAAGGTCTTTGCAGCCATGACGGCGGCCCGGAAGACCCAACCTGCGACTTCTCCTAGCGTCCCAGAGAATACCCCAACCAACGATGGTGAACCCGTCTTGCAACCGCCGCCTCAAATCGCAAAGGTGAATCCATGACCGCATCGCTCTCCCCCGTCCTGGTTTTCCAGGCATTCGACAACAATGGCGACCCGTTGGCTGGTGGGAAGCTCTACAGCTACCAAGCTGGGACATTGATTCCGCAGTCGACCTACACCGATGCCACCGGGACCATCCCGGATACCAACCCGCTCATCCTTGACGGGAACGGCCAGCATCAATTGTGGCTCGGGTCGAACCCTTACGATTTCAACCTGGTGGACGCAGCCAATGTCCAACAGCCCAATTTCCCGGTAGGCCCGGTTTCCAGCGCCGCCACGGTGACGGCGATCAACGCGGCCATAGCCGCCAACAATGTGCTGTTCGAAGATGACACAAGCGCCGCCAACGGGGCGGGGATGGTTGGGTATGGCGCTTCCCTAGCATCATACCCTGCCGGGACTGTCGGCAAGGCCCTCCAGGGGCTACCCACGCAGGTAGCGACGGCATTCACGACAGGGGGGACGGCTCCAGCCTATACGTTGACCCCGGTGCCGGCCATTACAGTCCTTGCAACGCCCACCCGTTACCGGGTCAAATTCACATCAGGGGGGACGCCCGGATCGAACACCCTGAATGTGAGCGGGCTTGGCCCGGTTGCGCTCATGGAATATGACCCGTCCGGTATCCTGGTGGCGGCGAATATCAGCGCGAATCTCCTGTCTGATGTGGAATATGACGGCACGTATTGGGTGCTGCTCAATCCAATCCGTCCTGCGGCTGCGCCAAATAGTTCCCATTCAAATCTACGGGGGAGCACCACCGGCCTTTCCGCTGCTATTTCAGTCACGGCTAACCATGTCTATGAGCACGTGACGACCGCGACAGGGACGGACACGGGCCAGGGCATCCTTCGGGGTCCGCTGTCCCTATCGTGTTCCCTTACGGCCTCAGGTGCTGGTGGGCTCGACAATCAGGCTCCGCAGACCTGTTCCATTTCTGCCGCATCCCCCGCTGTGGTAACTCTTGCCAACCATGGGTACCCTGCTGGAGCCGCTGTAACCTTTGGTGGCACAGTCCCCACTGGGATTTCAACGGGTGTGGCCTACCGGGTCATCAACCCAACCACCAACACGTTTCAGGTCTACCGGGAGTGGGCCGGGACTGCGAGTTTTGCCACGAACGTTATGACCATCGTCTCCACAACCAAAGGCACTCCGGCCATCGGCCAGCTTGTCACCGCTGCCGGTGTTCTAGCTGGGACGACCATCGTAAGCGGGACTGGCCCCTGGACTCTCTCGACTACCCCGGGGACCATCGGAACGGAAGCGGCCACCGGGACCCTCACCGGAACGCCGATTAATTCCTCTGGATCAGCAAGCTCTACTGCGACGGTGGCATCTGTATTGGATTCTGGTGCTCATTATTCCGTGTGGGCAATCTATAACCCGTCCACTTTGACGGATTCCATGGTCGCATCATCCAGCCAAACCAACCCAGTGCTGCCCTCGGGTTACGTTTCCAAGGCGATGGTATGGTATATCCCAACCGATTCAACGGCTAGTAAGTACCCCCTCCACGCCAATATGTGCAATGACGTTACCCAATTTGTTGTTGGGGCAACAGGAAATGTTCAAAACCTTCCTTCCATGGCGAGTTCAGGAGGGTTGGCTGTGGGAAATGTCGATACACCAACATGGGCGTCAATTGCGACGGGTGCCTTTGTTCCTCCCAACGCGGCACAGATCGAAGTTGTAATATCAGTTACCAACGGCGCTAGCAGTGTCGCCATGGTGGCTCCAAATAATGCGTATGGTACGTGTAGTTCGACAACTAACCCTCCACCTTTAAAGGTTCAAATTCAAGCCACTATTGCATCTTTCACCGTCAGTAAATGGATCACATTGGAGTCCTCCAATATCTATTGGGCAAGTGTGAACGGCAACAATACTGTTTTCACATCCGGCTTCCGTCTTAACCTCTAGGAGAGAAAATGCCTTATTGCTATGGACCCACGGCGCTCCGGGCGCAGCTGGTCCACTCTGATGGCCCGGAAAGCAGAGAAACCCCTCCCGGCCAAAGCCAGCCGGGAGGAACGGGCCGCCCAGCGCATGGCCGAGCGGATCAGAGAGGCGGAACGGCTGGCCCGGGAATACGAGGCGACCCGTGACCCCAGGGAGATTAATCCGGAGTGAGCGCCAGCATAGTCGCTGCGAATCTCTGGCCAACCTCAATCTGCTCTGGCCCCTCAAAATGGGGATTCGTGGCCGACGGGACTGGGATATCCATGGTTGAGAACGTGCCCACGTTGGGCATGATCGTCGCCATGGACGCCTGTGATCCCTGGACGGTCACCCCATAGGTCCATACCGGCAGCGTGTGGATCTGGGCAACCACCACGGGCATCGTGGGCTCATTCACGGCTGCGCGGAAATCCGATATGAAGGCGGCCATCCGATCGGCGTAGTTCGCCGCCGCCTCGCCATCCGGCGCGTCACTCTCCCCCTGGAGCCAGAGCAACCCAGCGATGTGCTGGCCGCCCGGGATGTCAGCGCAGGCCAGGCCGTCCCGCACCGCCTCCAGTAGCCCGACATAGCCCGGGAACGCTCCACCCGCGCTGGGCGACCGCCAGAAGGTATCCATACTGGTCCCGCAGACCGTGTATTTGATGAGATGCGCCGGGGAGGGAATGCTCTGCGCGAACCCCAGTTCCGGTCCGCAGTAGGTTAAATTATTGCCATCACCAGCGATGAGAGGGCTCCATCGCCCCAGAAGGCTCGGGTCCTCGCTGTAATAATTCCTGGGCCCGGCGCAGTAGATCATTGCCCCCTCCGGGACGGCCTGTTGCTCGGCTGTGAGCTGGGAAATCTCACCACCACCAGCGGCGTTCGACTGCCCAGCTAGGACGTAGACAGGCATCGGCCCGGTATTGGTGACGCCGATCACAGGGGCAGGTTGGGGGTTGGGGAAGCGCTTCTGGGGGCCGGCGCAAGCGGTACAAACCAGCACCAACAGGGAGGCCCGCAGGCCCATTCCGCGGGGGGATACCTTGAAACACCGGCTCAGGTCCTGCCAGGGGATCAGGTCGCGGCCTGCAATGATTTCTTCGGGGGTCATGGGATTCTCGGCTGCTGTGCGGGGCTCCCCGCGAGGGTTGGATTTCAGAAAAATATTTCAGATTGCCCCTTGCATATCGGAAACAATTGACCGATACTATGGGCATGGAGGATGAGATGACCTCCACCTACCAGATCAAGGGCCAGACCTACAACAACCAGGACATGCTCAAGCGCCTTGGGATGACCTGGAATGCCGTCGAGAAGGCCTACGAAACCACCGACCGCGAAGCCGCCGAAAAGGCCGTCAACCCCACCTACGCTGGTCGGCGCGTTGCCACCCAGCTCAAGCTCACCATCAAGGAGATCTGAGCCATGGGCCGTCCCACTACTCTCCCAGGCATCATGGGTGCCCTGGCCGCCGACCTCGGCGTCACGGGTCTTGCGGAGGCACTGAGCACCAGTACCCGCACCCTCAACAACTGGGCCAACAACGTATCGGCGATCTCGGGTATTGAGGCCGGCCTGCTGGCCGACCTCTGCCGTGAGCGCGGCGTGACGCCCATGCTCTACACTCATCCCAACCTGCCCAACGGCTACGTTGCCAATACGTCCGAGGGCTGGGTGATGTGGGGGTTTGGTCTGGACACCTATGGCTATCCTTCCCGCCGGCGCTACAGGGGGCATCTGGTGGGCCTGGTGCCCGCTGACGCTGGGGTGCTGGTTTCGGCTCGGACTCATGGGTGGCCCTGGTAGGCTCCTGGACATTCGGTTACCCGGAAGGGGGAGAGGCGAGAGGGGGCGGAAAGCCCCGGCATTCATGCCGGAGAGGAAGTCAATTGAGGGCTTCACGTATGTTTTCGCGCAATTGCGGGGAGTCTTTGTGGCTGTGGACCATCCCGAAGAAAAACTGAATGCACCGCTCCCGCTCGGCATGGATGATTTCCTCGATCTGGGGGGTGATGTCCTGCTTCGCTTGACCGGGCTTGTAGCCGAGCCGGACCAGATAGAACCGTCCGGTGAGTTCGGATTTCATAATCTGCATGGGGGTGGTTGCCATGGCTTCCTCGGGAATCAGGCGCGGCAGCGCCTGGACAGGATTTCAGACGGTATAGGGGCGGTAGAGAGTGGCGGTGGGAATCCCGTCAGTGACACTCACGGTCCCCAGGGTCCAACCTCGGGATTCAGCCAGCCGCACCTTGACCCGGAAGGTCAAATATTCCCAGGAGGTGAGGGTGGCTTGCTCAAATTCGGGGTGCATCGACATGCTCCTGGACATGAGATTCAGAAGTGGAGTGGGGATGCGTCCACAGGGAGAAGCAGAGCCAGTGGAAGTAGGGAGCGCCGAAGTTCCACTTGAGGATTGGGAACCACCTCCACCAGAGAAGGTGGACGGACGCTCTGGCTTCAAGTCCGTCGATTCGGTCCCCGTTGTAGCGGCCTCGGGGCCAGCGGAGTTTCACAGTGTCCTCCTGGACAGGATTACGGTTTCTTGATGGCTGGCTTGATTTCTCGCCAGATTCGTTCGCGCATGGCTTCGAGGTCATCCTTGCAAACGGCATCGTCAATGGCAGTCCATAGGCGGTCCCGTTCCGCGACCACATCAGCAACCAGCTCCCACCCGCTTTGCATGGTGTAGACCGCCATGGCGTTGATCGGGAGCGACTTCCTGTTGTTCAGGGGTTCGTGGTCCAATGGGTCCTCCTTTTGGACAGGCTCACGCCTGCGGGGTTTCGGTTGAACGACCGAGATTGATGCGAGACTCCCAGGCGCGGCCTTCATCGAGATGGGAAACCGCGAAGGCGAGGCAACAGGCCGTGCAGAAGTAGAAGGTCATGACCTTGCCCTCATACGCCTCGGTGCGCATCCGAACGCGATCCCCTGGCTTGATTCCTTCCTGACACTGCGTGCAGATGTGGGGCTTGCGGGCGTTGCCCATCTTGTCTTTGAGGAGCACCTCGCCGTCCCCGAAATCTCCCTCATACGGGTTGGTCATGAGGCAGGCACGTTCCTGTTCGGGCGAGATCACCTTGGGCAGGTTGCCATCCCATTCCCACTCTTCCTCGTAAACATCGGGGTTGCATCGACATTTTGTGCTGTCCTCCAGAATCTCAACGGCTGTGCCGCAGGTTGCGCATTTCCAGGCCATGAAGCCTCCGTGGAAGGGGTAAAGGAATGGACAGGATATTCAGTTAAATTATTCATCATCGTTGGTGCTCGGGCCGTTGCCCTGAAACCCAGTCGTGGGGCGCGGCTTGGGGTTAGATCCCGAAGATGAGCGGAACCTAACCCGTCTCGCCCAGGCCAACCTCAGCCTCCCGCACCGCCCGCTCCAGGTCGGTTTCCGGGCAGTCCCAAACGCTCGGTCCAGGGTCAACCGGGGCCCGTGGCGGTTCCGGGTCGCGGTGGAACGTGCTCCGTGATGTGCGCCTGGCTCCGCATTCGATGCAGCGCTTGAGCCCTGGCGCTAGGCGGTTGCGGCCTCCACAGCGCGGGCAGAAACCAGACTCGATGAGTTCGTTGCGGCGGGCTTTGGACGTCATGGCCTTCCCCAATCCGGCACGCAGAAAAGCACGGCCAGAGCGAAGACGACCCACGAAATCAGGATCGTCCATCGCTGCACACGGGTAAGCGGAGTGTTGTTCATGCGACCATCCTCCAGGGGTAGGACAGCCCTAACCGTTCGTAGGTCAAGGCGAGCAGGTAGAGTTCATTCCCAAAGCGGCGCTCGAATTTACGCGAGCCCATGTGGACGAACACGGAATTCCAGTGGTGTTTTTTCTGGCACAGCGGCAGAGTGGCGAACCCATCAACACGCTCGGATGCGCCGATGGGCTGGCCAGTCTCAGGGTTGCGGTGGATATGGTGGGCTTCGGTCACGCTCGTCTGCTGCTCCCCGCACAACTCACAGACGATACAGGGGAGCGACTTGACACGGCCCATGTGCTCAACCTCTGCTTTGGACGGGGGTTGTTTGCACATGGGGCTATGGCTTTAGGGCGCGATTGATGCGGTTCACGATGTCCAGCACTCCGTCTGCCGACATCCCCATCTTGTGGGCACCCCGGAGGCAGTCCGTCTTGATGGATTCCAGGACAGCCAGGAAGTCGGCGGCAAGGGCAATCCCATCATTCAGGTCCTTACTCCTATCCGGGTAAACAGCCGGGCGCTTGGTCAAGATGCAGATGACCCGTTCTTCATTGGCTTCCGTGTGGGGCATAGGGTCCTTTCGATGGTTGTCAAAACGAGCAGAGGGGTTCAGATCCGCTCAACGGAGGGGCCGGGTGTGGCCCCTCACTTCAGGGGATCGGAGAGTTATGTGCGGTCTTCGATGACGGTTGCGGTTCCGGCTTCGGTGTCGAATTCGACCGTGATGTATTCGTCGTAGCTCATCCAGCGTCCAGCGAAGTCGCGGAGCATGTCAGCACGGGATTCCGCGATGGGTTCACGCTCGGCATCCGTGATGCCTTCGATGGCGGCAACCATCTTCTTTGCTTCGTCCTGGATGCACTCGTAGGGGCCATCAGGATCTTTCATGGTGATGCGAAATTTCATAATGATCCTTGAAGAAACGCAGGGGCACGGCCCCGCTGGGTTGAAAAGTTGGTTATGCCGCCACTTGTGGGAGCGTAGGCCCGTTCCGAAGGGTGTAGCGCCGTACCTTGCGGAATCGCATAATGTGCCCGCACTCCCCATGGCAATCAGGGCACTCGTGGTCAATCCATTCGTCATCACGGCGGCTGATGCATACCGAGTCCCCGCCGTATCCGTCGCAGGTATTGCACTCGACCCACAACCCGTGGGAGATGAACCACTCCAGGCTATGCGGGAGCCATTGGTTGTTCCAGTCAACTGGGATCATGGCCTTGCCCTTCCCGGTAGCTGAACCCGAAATTGGACCAATGTTCGCCATGGATTGCATCGGCATGGGATTTCACCCTGCGGACCATCCACGAACCATCTTCGTCGGTGGTCATCGCGTCCTTGATTCCCATCGCCCAGAAACCGTCCTTGTCATGCACTATTACGGTCAATCCATCCGCAATATAGTCCTTGGTGTAAATAATGACTATGTCGCCCGTATAAAGACGATTACCAGCAACGTCCTTATGGTTTGACTCGATTCCGGTCTCACCTAAGTTAACTTCCCCGCTGTAAATATCCATAGCGTCTCCTATCCTTTATCTCGTTCGGGTTCCTTGAAACTCCCGGCAGTGCATCCCTCTCCTGGGAACGCGGGATCATCCATCAACTCGCACCACCCGGTATCGTTTGGGCCTGCGTAGTGCTCACGGAACCACTGGCACTGATGACATCGGATCATGGCTGCATCCGTTCGATGCACTCATCGATGCGGCGATAGGTAAACTCGGGGAACCGTTCACGCCATGCCGCAACCTCTTGGAGTGCGGTCTTGAATTGGGTTTCCATCTCTATCAGTTTGTCAAATTCGCGGATTCGGTCCTCCTGCGGAATCCGGACTCCTTCCGGGTGTTGGAGTTCGATGGCTCGCCCGTGGTTAGCGTGGGTGATCGCCACCGTGAGCAATTCTGGCGTCATCTGCTTCATAGCCATGGCTACCTCTATGCGTTGGGGGATTCGACGGAACCCGGGATCTTCTCTTCCTTGATTCGGGCGCTCAGGGCGATGAACCGGTTGTCCCATCGTTCAAAATCAATCTCGGGATCCCCAATGTGGTCTTCCTGCCGCTTAAGTCGGACCTTGGCCGTTTGTTCATCCCATCCAGCGGAAAGCATGACGTCCATCAGATCAAAGATCCGGTCACGAGCGGCCTTGCGGTCCTCATCTGACCATTCGTTGGAATCGACATGGAGATCGCCTTTGTGCCAGAGGTCTAGGGCGGCGCCGAACCGCATGGCAGCATTGCGCAGGGCATCCCCGATGCGTTCCTTAACGGCGTTGCCACCCGTCTTGCCGTCAGCGTCCCCATATCCAAGCCGGGTGATGCCGCAGACAGTGAGTTTGATCCACATGCCGCCGTTGCTGTCCAGCATGGGCAAGCCCTTATCGTCCGCGATGAGCGGTTCCCAGTTCCAGAAGGGGTCCACATCCAGCAGTCGGTCGGTCAGGGCGGCGTGGCCCACGTAGTCGAGATGGATGATCTTAGAAGTGGCGTGGTAGTTGTGGCAGATCTTGCACATTTCCTTGGGCAAGGTGTCCATGACTTCGCGCTTGGCCATGGGTTTGGGGAGTTTGCTGATCTGGTTTTCCTTGAACGGCTCCCTGAGCAGGGCCAACCGCTTGATTGTTTCTTCCGGGGTCACGACGCCACCTCATCGCTATACCCGCCGAACAGGGCCGGAGCGTCGGTCGGAACCGCAAGATAGGCCTCCAGTTCGGGGATCAACTCCATGCTGCTGCGGATGCCGTCCAGCATGTCCACCACGGCTTCGCGGGTCATTTCATGCATGAGTGGGTCGTCAGGCAGCGGGGATAACCCGCCAGTCCCATCCTCCATCGCTGGGATGAGGTTCAGGAGATCGATCGAGATGTCATCTACGGGACGATGGCTGCATGAGCAGATCGTTTTCCGAGGCGAGTTTGCAAAAGCAAAAACATAGACACGGCGCGTGCCCATAAAGTCTCGGGTATCGGTGCTGAAATTCATGGTGTCTCCTATGCTGATGGTTTGAGGGTTGGACGGGGACGAAACTTGATGACCTTGCGAGGTTTGCGCATGGTGGGCTCCTGTGATGCTCGGTGGAACGGCCCTGCCGGTGTGGCGAGGGCCGCTCGGTCAACATCATCTGTAGACGGTCCATTTGGGGTTGATTTGCGCCTTAACCAGGGCGAAGTTTTCGCAGCCGCGCAGGTAGAGGGAGCCGCTGATGCTGGTGGGGAGCGTGATGCCCTTGAGGTCGCAGCCGCTCAGGTCGAGGGAGCCGCCGATGCTGGTGGG